CAATCCACAAATGGTTCGAGTGGGATGATGAAGTTGCCGGTGAGGCCTTCCGCCTGTGGCAGGCTCGTGATCTCGTCAAATCCGTCCGGGTGATCCGGGATAACAAACCCGAGGAGCCGGTGTTCGTGCATGTCAATCACGGGCGCACGGGGCACTACATCGAGGCGGCTCGAATCGTGCACACCGTGGACGAGTGGGAGGCCGCGAAACGTGAGGTACAGGCGCACATTGCGCGTGCGCTCGCCAGCATCGAGGACCTGCGCCGGATCGCCAAAAACCACGGGCGCGAAACCGAAGCGGCCGAACTCGTTCGGGCACTCACGAGCGTCTTCTAGGCAGGCCGGGCAGGGCCTGGCTGGGCTCGGCGCGGCGTGGCATGGCATGGCAGGCGAGGCAGGGCGGGGCTTGGCGCGGCACGGCTCGGCGCGGCGTGGCAAGGCAGGCGTGGTACCCCGGTGGTCAATGACGGCCACCGGGTGAAAGGGAAATCAATGATCCACCTACTCGGTATCGAGAAACAACCGCTGCAATGCAGCAAACGGAGTTGAAAATGAAGAAAGAATTTCTGAACAACAAGCGCGAAGCAATCGAAAACGAGATCAAGATCTACGAAGAGAACCGCCCGAAGTCCGATGAGATCAAGAAGCTCGAATTGTGGAAGGCCGTTTTTTCTGCGGGGAAAGAGATCGACGAACATCTGTACGCAGAAAATGAAAAACAACTCGAATACGCAAGGGCCTACATGCGCCAAAACGGGGATACGAAAATCGGGAAACACATCAATCATGTCCTGTTGATGGAAAGGGCCAACTACTTCAAAAAATCGGCAGAGCATAACGCCACGAAGCTTTTGGAGATCGAGAAGGATCTCACCAAACTCACCGGCGGAGTCACTCCGTGATCCACTTCCTAGGTATCGACGACGCCACCGCATCCGGGCACGCGCTCCTCTCTGCGGAGAGGGGCGCGGAGCCGCTTATCGTGGCCTCTGGCGTGTTGCACCTGTCGTCAAGGGAATCGTACTCCCGGCAGATCTACCGCGTCTTGCGTGGCCTGCCAGTGGCCCCCAATCATGCGGCTGTCGAAATGCCGGTCCCGTACTACGAGGACGGGCACCTTCGGAACTTCAAAGGCTTCTTGACGCAGTGCGGGATCTTCGCACTGTGGACGGATGCGATCTTCGAGGTCTACAAGATCCGGCCCGAGATCGTAGCCCCGTCGAAGTGGCAATCACCGTTGCACAAGGGCGCTTTCGGAGAGTCCACGAAGTCGAAAAGTTTCAACTTCTGCCTGCGTAAATGGGGCCACCGGCCCGAAGATGACAACGAGGCCGACGCGCTGTGCATTGCTTTTTGGTTGCATACCCGCTATAGTTTCGTCCCGGCGATTGACCCGAAGGATCCCAAGGCGGGGACCCTGCGAGCCCTGGCCGCAAACATCGCGCGGAACGGCGGCGATCCGATGATGTTTCAAATCTTGGAGGAGAGGAGAAAGAAAAAATGAATGATATCAACACAAAGGAAACAGTAGAACAGAGGCGCGAGCGCAAGGCCCGTGAGTATCGCGACTACCTCGAAAAAAACCGGGAGAAAGAGATCCAACGGAAACGCGACTACCGCGCCCGGAAGAAGGCAGAAAAGGAAGGTCCGCGTCAGGCTCACGAGAAGGTCGAAACGATCATAATTGGACTGACTGCTGCACAACTCCGGCCGATGGTTGACGACGCGAAGAAGGCGGCTCAGCAGGCGTATCGCGACCTTCAATCGCGAGCGCACCGAGTCGCCCGCAACAGCACCGCAGACGCGCCATACCAGACCCGCTACAAGGCCGAATGGGATCGCGGATTTCCTGCGTTGCAGGCGGCTCGCGAGAAGCGCGACCAACTCATGGCCGCGTGGAAATCGGCAGTGGAACGCGAGAAGGCGGCGCGCCATGCGAAGTAATTTCAGAGACGTTGTCAACCGCGTCGGGTTCTACTCGGCCGAGGTCGTGAGTCCTCCCGGCGCGGTGATCTTCCATTTTCACGCCTGGAAACCGGAGGTCGAAGCGGTGCCCGTGTCCGGCCCGGGAACGGAGCCTTTTCGAATCGGCATTGATAAACTCTTGAACGTGCGGTACATCCACAGTTTCATGAAATCATTACCAAAATCGGAGTAGCCACATGCGACAAAACCGCACTTACGCGCCGCAATCGGCCTCCGCATCGGTACGCGCGAGCGAACCCGGAAAAGTCGAGCAGCATACCGAGATGGAGGCCTTCGCTCTTGAGGTCGACGGCTGCCGTACCTGGTGGAGCGACGGCAAGAAGTCCGGGAACCTGTGGATCTACAACGTCGATTCGGGCCTGTGGTCCTCCGATGGGTGGACACTGCTCCGCAACATGTACGGCACCCGCTACGCCGAAAACACCACCGACGAGAAGGGCCGCAAGGCCAACTATGCGAAGGCATTACAAGAATTCGAGGTTTACTTCATGACCCGTCAAACCGATCACGAGGAGGAGTTCCCGATAGGTCCGGACAACCTGATCCCGTTCAAAAACGGGGTCTACGATCTCGACCAAAAGCGCCTGATCGAGTACCTCCCGGAGCACTACTTTACTTCTAAATTGCCTTGGGATTTCAACGAGAAAGCGAAGTGTGATTGGTTCCTTCGCCTGTTCGGGGAGTGGGTCCGGAGCCCGCAAGAATTGATCGACATGCTCGGGTTGTGTCTCTACCGGCGGATGCCGTTGCAGAAGATCTTTATGCTCCTTGGCTCCGGCAACAACGGAAAGACGATGGCCCTGCAAATCCTCACGCGGGCCTTAGGTGATGCGAACGTTTCGACTCTTCCGATCCATCAGTTCGGGGAACGGTTCGCGGAGATCTCCTTGTACCACAAGCTCGCGAATATCGTTGATGAATTAGCCCCCGATGCGATCCGAGACGCGGGCGTTTTGAAGCGGGTGACCGGTGAGTCTCCGGTGAGCGCAGATGTGAAGCACAGGGCGCGGATCACGTTCACCTCCTACGCAACTCAGATCGTCGCAATGAACCAACTCCCACCGACGAACGACAAGAGCGATGCCTTCTATCGGCGCGTGCACCTGATTGATTTTCCGTTCAAGATCCCAGCCGAGAAAATTGATCGCCAACTCTCGACGAAACTTGCCGCCGAAACCGAGAATTACGAGGGGCTCTTGTACCTCGCAATTCAGGCCCTGGACAAGGCCCGCTCCAACAATTGGGTGTTCGATGGCGTGCGGCCTCGGAGCGTCGAAGAAATCCGGCTGGAGTACTCCCACAAATCGGACACCGTTGATTTCCTCCTGGAGAACTTTTGCGAGGGCGAGGAAGGCGAACACGTCGCCCATGCGTCAATTGTCCTGTGGGTCAATCGAATGCGCAAGGCGACGGCGCTAGACCCCCTCACGCCGTGGTTTATCCGGTCCCGGATGGAGGCGGCCGGATACGACCGGGAGCGGATCAAAATCGGGAATGACTTTCAATTCGCATGGCTGAATTTGAGCATCGACATAATCAGATTGAACGAATGGTTCGCGATCAACGAGCCACCGAAGACTGTTGAAATTACAGGTGAAATTCAGGACTGGATCGACTCTGCAAACACCATCGAGCTGCGAGTCTTGAAGGCGGTCTACTCTGGGATCACAAGCAACTCGAAAATCTCACTTGCCTGCGATCTCAATGAGAGCGAGACGCGCGCCGTCTTGCGCAGCCTGGGCACAATCCGGATGATCTCTACCACGGCCGATGGGGCCTGCCAGGTGACCGACCGCGCGCGCCGGGCGATGGTAGAGGCCGCCCTGAAAGGACGTTGATCATGTACTCAGTTTTTCGACCAAACTTACCGACCGAACTTCTTCCGGAGTTCATCGTGTTCGCGCTGTGGGAACACGAGAAGTTGACGATGTCGCAACTCTGCGGAATCATTCCGCAAATCGAAAAGCCATGGATCGTGAAGGTGATTCAAGACCTCCGGGATCACCGCATGATCGACCGCTCCGAAAATCACCTGATCTTGACCGACGACGGGCGCGGACACCGGGAGACGATGCACGTTCCGCAGTGGTACTATGACAAAGACGAGGATCACTTGTGGCACCCGGTATGGGACAACCTCGACGGCTTGAATTTGGCTGCACACATGAGCCCGATTGAACTCCGCATTGTCCATGGGTTCAAGCGCCCGTTCCGAACCTCGGAAGCCTCTGAAATCATTCAATTTTCATCGTTTCAAATTCTGATCGGACTTGAACAGTGCGGGTATCTGCGAAGATCCTAGGTCGGGATCAGGTCGGGATCGATCCACGCGACACGGTACTGATACCCCGTTGCCGCAGTGGTGATGCTGCCCATGGTCGGGAGGCCCGCATCGGCACCGTCCGCGTAGGCACCACCACGCGTGAGGTAGCGAGTCCCTGCGCTGTTCGGGAAGGCCATCACGCCGGTCCTCGTGTCAAGCCAAGCCACCTCGTGAGCCGTCGGAGGCGTGCCGTCCGTGTACCACACGCGGTTCAGGAGAAGCTCGCAGAGGCGCGGATCGGTAAGCGCGGCGGGGAGCGCGCCGGGCGTGAAGTTCGCGCCGTATTCGATCCCGTCGAAATCCGCTTCATAGGTCACGTCATCTGCAATCGGGGCCGTGCCATCGATACACAGGACCGATCCGGCCGTGGGCGCAAACCAAATCAGTTGATCATCCCAATCGGCGGGCTCCTGCCAGAACTCGTTGTAAAACGGGAAGTGAATTTTCGCGTCCACCGTACGACACAGGTTGATCATCTCCTGAATCCCGCCGACGAGATCGGCGACCCCGAACTCGCGCCCGTTGTGACGCCAGATCAGCGGCCCCGTACCCGTTAAAACCTGCGCGTCCGTAACGCTCACCTTGATGCCGTATTCCTGATCCGTGATCACGTTCGCGGAGGAGTTACCCCGCAAATTTTGCACCAGGTTGAACGCCCAAAACGCGAGAGCGCCCCACTCATGAATTGTCATCATGTGGAAGCCATCCCCGAGCGCATCACAGGCGGCCCGCGCTTCATCGTGCGTCTTCGTGAGATCTGGGGCGACTCCAGGAAACGTGACAGGCTCTGCAGCAGCGTTCAGGGATACAGGGAACAGACCGATCAGGATCTCCGGAACCACGGTTGAGGCGTCGAGACAAAACGCAGGGTGGTATCGACTACCTACGCCAAACACGGCAAAATCCGCGTCGAAAATTTCAGATTGAAACGCCGGGATCCGGGCCATCACGTGCCAATTTCCGTTGTCGTCCGCCTTCACGGTGGCCATGCCACCGGAAGCGGCCTCGATACCGGCGCGATAGTCTTCGAGGCGGCGCGCTTGCAAGTAGGCGGTGCGGTCTGCGAGGTCCTGCGCTGCGAGATTGGCCGCACTATCAACTCCGCCAAGGACTGGATCGGTTGTGTCCACGAGTTGCACGTTTGCGGGAAACTCATCGGCTCCGGGATAATTGATCGGCATGGCTAAATCTCCGTAATGACGAGGCTTTCGAGCCATCTTGAAACGGGTTTGTAGTGATTGATCATGGACGTGATCGACGCCTTGATCGTGTCCGTGAAATACGCGGCATCCGTGGTTTCAATCGTCACGTCAAAACGCGCCCAGTGATAGTGCGAGTCGTAGAGGATCGTACCATCGAAATCATAGACGCCGTCAAAGACGTGTCCACCCGTGCCTTCAGTGATGATGATGTCCTCGATTTTCGCATCATCACACACCAACCGGATCGCCTGTTTCACCGCGTAACCGGTTCCGATTTTCCGCTGGATTTTCAACGAGTTACGCAAGAACGCGATCTTCTCGTCATCCCCGGCGGCCTTGTTCCAACCGTAGATAGAAAACGCTTCGGCAACGAGGTCGAGGATCTCCGACGTCTGGTTGTCCACGTCGTAGATCAGCAGGCTTGGGAGCATCGTTTCGGTCCACTCCGCGCGCGCGAAATCGAGGACCGCAGAGAGTCCAATCGCGTGCGGCTCGGAATGAAGCCACCGAGGGAACAGGTTCAGGGTGTCGTTGGGTTCGATCTCCGGCACGGGCACCGGAGCGGCCTCGGTCGCGGTGACGCTACAATCGGCCGTGGCCGTGCCCTGCGTGGCCTCCAGCGTCACGCCGGACACGGGGGCAAGAATTGTCACATCCACGAGCGCGAGGCCGTCCACGGGCGTGACAGACGCGGGCACCGTGACACGCACGTCGTCGGAGGTCAGGGACACGGGATCGTCCGACTCTGCGAACACCGCAACCCGGCGGATGATCGGCCACGTGAGCGAGGATGCGGACACGTCCGGGCCAATCCCGAAACACGCGGCCTCCGCTTCGAGCGTGATCGTGCCGGTCGTGGACTCGATGCGCTCCTCGTCCGTGGCGCGCTCAGGTACGCCGGCACGCGGGCGGGTCAGCGTCAGCGTCACCGGGGAGGCGACACCGGCGGGTATGGTCACGCGGATGGAGCTCGCGGGGACGACGGGATCGCCGGTGGCGTCCACGTTGCGGATGGACATGCTGGGATTTGTAAAATTAGTAGGCGTAAACCGATACAGATCGTTTGTACCGGCGCTATCCCAGATTTTTTCACTTCCTTCGATGATTTCATGATTTCCACGATACGCGATTTCCGGATTTGCGGGCATCGTATCGGACATTAGAAGGTCAATGTCGTCATTGCTCAATTGGCGTGCAAATGTCGCAAGCTCGATGCCGCTATGTAGGATCAATGCTTCGGATCCGCCCATGGTTCCGGATGTCGCTGCACGAGTTAGATTCGACACGTTTGCCAGCGAGTTGCGATATACAGCAACATTTAGATCAGGATCGCCGTTGCCAAAAACGGCAACAATACGCAAAATTCCGTCTACTGGTACGGCGTCCCCGCCGGTCATGTAAATTATTTCCGTTGATGCAGATGTCGCAGATTGCATCAAATAAATCACGCGGCCGCTTGCCGCAACTCTCAGGCCAAAAAACCAATTATATTTTCTTGCCGTATCATACCTAACGCTCTCCGCAATTGGTACGTAAGTCAGCGCCGCTGCGACCGCGCCAAGCGAAAACGCGGCCAATCTCGCAAGATCAACTTTGATATAGATGCTACAATCCGTCCGTTCTTGACCCACGGACGGGATCGCCAAATAATCCCCGCCTTGGCCGTCGAGTCGGTATTCCCGCGTCCCAGCGATCACCACATCCGCGCCATCCGGGAACGTGCATCCCGGGGCCGCTGCGGTGACGGTGCCGGGCTCGGTGGAGTAGATCGGGACCACGACGGTGATGTCTTCACCGGGCTTGCGTTTGGCTGTGATCGGAAACGCTGTCAGCATCACCCGGCCTCATCGTATTCGTTCCCGATCTGAACGTCAATCGAGGTGCAAGACGGGAAATGACCAATGCCTACCTGATTCCAGGAGGGTGAGGTTACGCGGACACGGTACACGCCCGGAAGGCCCTGACAGAGATCAACGATTTCCTCCGGCACGATGTCGCGCCCGAGCTGCTCGATACGCACGGCGGCCCATTCCTCGCACAGACGCTCGGCTTCGGCAAGCGTGGCCGTCTGTTGCTGCGCTTCGTCCATGCGGAAATCGAGACGCACCACGAGCGTGAACGCGGTTGCCTGCGGAGGGGACACGATCACGGTGTCGCAAATCGACTTGATCTCGTCGTCGCGGAGGTAGGTTTGGAGCTCGCCGCAAAACACCTCCTCCGGGATCTCGCCACCGGCCAGCAGCGGGTAAATTTGCACCTCTCCCGGGTTCGGGGAATGCACGTCAACAGAAACGATCCCAGAGTTCCACCCGAGGGCCAACGCCCGGTACATGGCCGCGCTTCCGGCCGTGCTCGGCTGCGTCACAGAGGCCGCGATCCGTGTGCGGTAACGAGCGTCTGTCTCGGCGTCCCCACCGCCCTCCGTGGTCGTGGTGTTGCCCACGGCCGCCGGGGTAATCGCGAGCGTGTCCAGGAGGACGTTGACCTCTCCCACGGGGATCCCGTTCGCATCCGTGCCGGGGGTGGCCGCTTCTGCGAGCACGTCTGCAGTCAGGCCACCGGCCGCAACCGTGACTGCTTCGGTAGTCGCGAAGATCGCGAGGCCGTCGGAGGACTGCACACGGGTCCCGGCTGGGATGGTGTAGGCTACCGCGACCGCAGGAGAGAAGGTGAACTGCATGTTGCACTGAGCCGCCTGTGAGGCCAGGCGCGGGACTCCGAACATGTCGCCGATCAAGTCGAGATTGGACCCGGCCGCGTACTGCAAGAACGACTGACCGGCCGCCTCATTGGCGAGCGTGCGGATCAGGATCTCGCGATAGGCGGCGACGGTGAAAACGTGCCGAAGAAGCGAGGTCCCCGGGACCGGGGTGCCGGTCTCGGCTTCCCACTGCGCAAGCCACGCAAGAATGACTTGCTGAAAATCCGTGTCGAGAAATTTCGGTCCCATCGTCACAGCGTCACCGCGATTTCTTCGCCCGAATAGGCGAACACGATTGAGAATTTATCCGTGAGATCAATCACTTCGTGCACAACAGAGATCAGTTTCACACCCGGGATCGTGCCGTCCAAAGCCTCCGCAATCGAGGCCTTGATCGCCGGGATCGCAAGCGTGTTCGGTTCGTCCACTTGATCTTCCGTCTGCGTGCCGAAACGGGAGTAAAACGGCATCTCTCCCAACTGCGTGGAGACGCGAGAAAGAACGGCCTGCCGTGCCCACTCGACGCCGGAAACGCTTTGATATAATTCGAAGATTTTCAAGTCTTCCATATCGCCGCGATCTCCTTCATCACCGCTTCGAACTCACGAATTGTGAGCATGTCAATGTCCGCAATCGACATGCCCGCAACAACCCCGGCCGCGTAGCAGGATGCTAGGCCGGAGCTTTTTCCGCCTCGGGAATCGCGCTTACGGTGATCCCCCAAACGGTAGACACTTCGGTAAAAAAATCCACACCGAGCTTTTCAATCTCTTCCACGGGCCACTTCTGCCCGTCGAATTTGGCGCACAGGTGGATCATGACAAGGCTCACCTGGATCTGCTGATCCGGGGATGCCTCACCGTCAAATCCACCGCCTGCCAAGCGGGTGGCGTGTTTCAGGTCGCCGATGCACGGCTTGCGCAATTCGCACTTCTCAAACGTCGGAGCATTCGAGTCAACGAGAACGATTTTACCCATGATATCAACACCTTTCCTAGAAACCGAGGGCCGCGCGGTCACCCGCGAACTTGTCAACGCCGTCCACGCGATAGATACCGGCGGGCACGTCCACGTAGAGCTTTTCCACGCCGTCCACGTAGTACGCAACGCCGTAAACATTGAACGAGTGTTCCAGCTCTCCACCTTCACCCTGCTGCCGAGTGCCGGGATTCCAGATCTTCGGCATCAGAACAACATCCATGCGATCCGAAACCAGTCCGCCGGTCCCGGAAAGCGCGTCGAAAGTCTGGAACGCGCCCCGGCATTGCAGGCGGAACGTGCTGTTGAGGTCCAGCGACTTGCTGATCAGTTCCGCGCTCGGGACCGTGGTTTGCACCTGCATCTCCATCTTTTGCAAACGGCGCATGGGCACTTCAATCGAGCCTCCGAACCCGAACCCCTCGCAATCGAGCGGCTCGAATTGGATCTGAGGAAGCGTGACCTGGCCCTGACCGATGAGGGTGTTACCTTCGAGGTACAGAGCGGCTTTGATGAGTTTTCCGGGCTTGTTCATGATGTACCTCCTACAGGGTTCCGAACAGGTTCAGATCGATGATGAGATCGATCACGATGTTGGATGCTTCGCGAGCCGGGAGCAGGGTCACGGTGAACGTGATCTTGCCCGCTGCGAGATCGGCGACCGGGTTTTTCTCGGAGTAGAACGAGGCGTTGAATCCGAGCATGGCGCCACGGCCAACCAGGCCCGTGCCGAACTGGTTCAGTTTGGCCAGAACGTCTTCGATCAGGCGCGTGTTCAGCGGGTCATCGACGTACTCGTCAACGTCGCTCATGATGCGCTCGAAAACGTAGTTGGTCAGGCGGCGCGGAATATACGAATCGTTGACGTAGTCCGCATCCCCGGAGGAGTCGTAGGAGAACGTCTGCGAGCCGTACAGACGCGACCGGGAGCCGAGCGTCTTGATGCTCATGATGCCAACTTCGTTGAGGCTGTCGAGCCACGAGGACAACACCACGCGCTCGTCCGTGATGCGGGTGATGCCGCCTCGGATGAGCTTGTTCGATGGCGTGT